CGGGTACGAGCACAAGAGAGAAAACTCTCTCCGCTAGTGCCCCAAATCGCGAAAGAGGGAAACATTCCCTCCTACGTGGTGATCAGATTCTTCTCTGTCTACCACCTTCACCTAAAATGGTGAAGCCATTCCAAGCCTTAGTACGACGGACTTGGGACGTCCTGAACGTTCCAGATGATTTCTGTCGGCGAATGGCTCATCGCCGCGTTTGAGAAACCACTTGAGCAAGGCACCCTCACCACTCACTGTTGACAGCGGTGGCTTGGACTTTACTACATACCCCTTAACCAAAGGGGAGTGCAGCGTAGGATGAACTTTCTCGGTATCATAACCAAGAAAAGACAGCCTGCCTAGCACAGGAGAGTCTGGACCAACCCTCGGATATCCTTTTGCAAGAATACCAGAAAGGAGTGTATCCAGGTAATCAGCAGTCTTCCATAAACCAGCTAGATATAGTTGGTTTCTTAGTGAGACTGTAGAAATAATCTCCGAAACGTCAGCTAGTGACGTAGGGAGTGCTTGGCGAACACGAGTGATAGAAACATCACTCCCGTCGTAGTACTCCTTACCGCAAGACTCTCTGAACTTCCCGGTCCAGAAAGACTTGCCGCGATTTACCTTGAATCCATAACGGTTCAGGTATTCGATCACTAGACTCGCACTTTCTGCGGGGACGATTAAATCATCTCCGTAGACGCGCACTCGTCCGACAATCCTGCGAAAGTCGCCAGGACTAAACAGTCGGCCGATATTGGCTGCATAAAACGCCTCCAACGCGAGACAAATGACGGTTAAGAATGTCATCGCCTCAACAGGAAACGTCAGAGCTGAGCCCATAGACGCAAACTTAGTTAGCTCGATGACCTCTTCAGGTCTACCGTGATAACTAGGAACATGAGCCTTTAGGGAACGTGTCACTTGGACTCCCCCATCAAGATAGGGAAATCTATGGAACAACGCCCTTACATGCTCATTGGAAACGCGGTCGGACGCTTCACTCAAATCGAGAGTAGCGAGGTCGCCATTACGGCTACCTTCCATGGCCATTTCCTGGTTAGGGAATTGGTCGGTGAATCCAAGCAGGTGCCCCAATATGCTATCGCATTCAAGGTACCCCACGAGAGTCTCCATGATCGCTTGCTGCATGTACTGCATGCAAGTCGGCTCAATGGCGATGATCCGTGGCGTTTTCAGCGTTTTAGGAACGAGTATAACCCTAACGGGTCTCTCGTTTCCGGACTCGATGAAGTCCACTTCCTCGAGGCGGTAGTAATACCGCCAAGAAGGAATGGAGTAATCCCCGTAAGGGAAGTACTCTTCAAGCCTCGAGGTCCACTCCAGCTGATCGAATTTCGCGTTACCGCGGAGTCGGTCAGCCGTGGCACCCGGGCCGTGCTTCGGGACAATCCTATTGTAATAGATGTCTTCGTCAAGCTTAGCGAAGACATTCCCGAAGAGAAGTCTGGACATTCTGATAAACTCAGAACGTCGGGAACTTGGATTACAAGCTTCCCACAGGAATTCCTGCGACCAGACTCTAACTTCATCCTCTGTCTTGAGATACCCGACGACGGCGCCATCCGAACGTTCTTCTGAACATTCGAAATGGATCTTACCAAACGCCAATGTTAACTGGCGGACGGCAAAGATAGAATCGACATCGGGTGTATCAAGTATACAACCGCTATACGGGTCGAAAATCTGCGTAAGGAAACCCGCAAGAAATGCCGGGAGACCTTTCACTCTCTTGAAACCAAGAAAGTGACTTGACGTTACCTGCCCTTGATCGAGCGAAAGCTCGAAGTCTTTTCCAAAGGCAGGTAGGGTGATCGTTAAAAACGACACACCCTCTGTTTCGACCCGACTCATGACTGTTTTGCAGTCACGAGTCGTGCTTGTGCGGCACAAACTGGCCATATCTTCGGCCAGCTTACACCAAAGTAGCGTAAGGCTTTTCATACTTTACCAATTTTCTTTTTGGTTAGGTATTCCATAGCCTAGCGCTGCCTCGCAAACAATCCTGGAACAACCCTCCGTCCTTGGAGTCGTACGGGGTCCTGTTTTCCCTAACAGGACCCCGACGACCCCTTGGTAAGGGGGAAGAGAGCTAGATTTTAGCTCTCATTACCAAGAAGCTTGGTAATGTTCCCGCCGGATGATGTAGTTGTCCACAGCGTCAAGCCGTCGACAACTTGCTTCTGCTCGGTGACGGTATATCCCACAAGTGGGACGTCAACGACCATATAAACGCTCATAGAATACTGAGCGTTCAGCGAACCCACGAATGGGTCCGCAGCGATCTTTCGGTGATCAAGCCTGACAGTGTGGCGCATTCTGCGCCCCACGGAGTGATTCAGTTTGAGAATGACATTACTGTCATCCTTACTGAAAGCTCCGGCCAGGTCGCTGGAGCTAATCCTCGGAAGAGAATTGGCAACAGCATTGATTGTAACGGATTGCGGGTCAGCGAACACGCTAGGCACTACTTTCGCGTAGGGACGTCGAAGAACGACGCCATGTGTGTTAACGTCCGACGGTTATCGAACGCAGTTCTGCCTATTTAGCTTTCCCTCCAGACATGGAGAGGGCTAAGGCGGCAGCGATAGCCTTCTGGCGTGTAGTAGTTGCCAGTCCGCTAACTCCGAACCCATAGGGATTTGCTGGTCTACGTTGCTTGCTCACCATTTTCTCCTCGTAAGAGAAGTTATAGCGAACAGGCTTATTCCCAGGATGGAATACATCCACATGAGAATAGGTACGGACAATGTTCTCTTGAGAACACATCTCGTACCCATAGACCATCTGAAGGCCGTCTGTACCTAACGCTGAAGCATTCGTAAGAATGTCTCCAGTGTTAGTAAACCAGTCGGCCGCCCAGCTCCAGGGAGCGGCATTCCAGATATTCTCTGGAGATGGCTTAATACCTAATAGGTGATTAGCCAGCGACGCGTAGTACTTTGCCTTGTCAAAGGCATTGTCTACGTCGGGAACGTGATATTTAAACACGCCCTCGTACCATTTAGCAGATTTCTGCTCTCTGATCGTCACGCCGTTCCCGAACTCATTCAGCGCTGTTGGATTTAGGATGGTATTACCCGTCCAGTCCTGCACTGAATAAGTCTCAGGATAATTGAAAGCCCGCCTTATTTGCTTCCCAGAATTCTCCTTATAATTCTGGAGAATTTTATTGGAGTTGTTCACGACATTGCAGAAAGACCGCAAGTCCGCGATCAACGGCTTCCAACCAAACTCAATATTTAGAGACTCATCACCTGGAAGTTTTCTCAGGTGACGTGCTCTATTCTTAAGCAAGGTTGAACCAATAATACTGGGAATCCCGTCTCTAAACAACTCACTGCTAGCAGTGAGAAGGCTAAATTCGGGAGAGGTAGGCATCGTCCGGGACATCGCTGATGCCCCGTCAGAGTCCATCTGAGCATCTGAAATTAGGTCCGGGAGAGATCCCGTACCAGCCCCTATGACATGGCCAGTTTTTGCTAGGCCAGACCAATAGAGGTTATTACTTCCAGATCCGACGTACTTCTTAACCATGGCAGGTCCGACCGAACGGTCGGTTTTTTGCATCTGCCACGGCCCTCCACTGCGATAGGCACCATTCTTCCTCCTATGGGAGGTCGAAATTGAGTACCCATCGGACGTTATAGTCCAATTACTCACAGTGGGGGGAGAGGAATAGCGAGTACCATAGCCGCTTCCGGTTAGGTACCCCCACCTCTTTATAGAAGTTGACATTTTATCCTAATCGAGGGTTCGAAACTTGACCGAGTTAATACTCAGCCAGAGTGTACTCATGCTTTCGCACAAGCACTGGACGGGAGTTCCTCAAGGGACTCC